GATACCGTTTTCCCATATCCACTCCACGCCTTCCATAATGCCATCTACGAAAGCACCTTGGGCTGAAGGGTCTTGGACGATATCTACTGTTGCAAGAATGTAATCATCATTTACATATGTCGCATCCTTACGATTCTCAACTGTTCCCATACCACGGCTAGAGACACCTAACTTAACTCCACCTTCAATAAGACCTTCAACGATCTTACCCATAGGTGTGTTTAGTACTTGTGCCTTTCCAACAACATTATCACCATCGAACGAAAGTTCGGTGATTTTGTGTGAAACTTTATCGAGGTTAATTTGTGGACCTTCGGGGTGGTCTAACTCTCCAACTGCCCGTCCATTATTAACCTGCTCAATGACGTATTTTTCAACGGCATCGAATAAAATTTGTTTAGGATAAACCCGACCATTTCGATTTTTCTTTTCGGCCTGCATAAAGATACCTTCAATAAAAGTAGCCTTCTTGCCATCTTTATCCTCTGTGATGTATTCTAATTTATCAAAATGTTCGGTTATAAGTCTCATGTATTATCCTTTGTTAAAAATATCTGCTGCTACTGCAACCTTTTTTACTTTGATTGCTTCATCTGCTTTATCTTTCATTGCGTTTTCAAAAGCATTTGTAGCACCTTCTTTGTCACCTCTGTATAAAGAGGCGAGTATCTTATTTGATTTTTCCATATTGTTATTTATATAATTTAGTAGTTTAGACGGGTGAAATCATGTTCACTAGTCCACAAACTCAATCATATCTTCTAATTGAGTGTCTTTATTGTCTAGTGAAGCCTCTAATTCACCACCATCAAGTTCAGATTCTAAAGAATTGGGTGAATTTTGTGTAGAAGCAAACATATTATCGTCTTCTTCTCCACCTTCTTCAGCTTTCTCACCAGCAATCTGTTTATCAATCATTTCAATCTCTTGGTCATCTAACTGTAGAATATTTTTACGTACCCATTCTCTTGAGTAATATCCTTGTTCGATAAGAGCATCCATTTGACTTACCATTTCAAATCTTTCTCTTAGAACTTCAAATTCTTTTAATTCTGAGAAGTGATTATCTTTTTGGAAGTCAACGTAAATGTTTTCTGAAATCATTGGCCAATCGTCTTCATTGATGATACCTTTAAGAATCAACTGAGTTTTCAAAGCCTGCAAAAATACTTGTGAGAATCTTTGACGAAGTCTTGAAATAAATTTATGGAATTTAACTTCTTCTCTGTTGATTTCAGTAGCACGACCGACCTGGAATCCGCTTTCAGATTCAAGACGACTTAAAGGTACATTCAATGATTTATAAAGTTTCTTTTGGAAGAATAGAATATCATCAATCTGCCCAAGGTTTTCACCTCCAGGTAGTGTCGTGATTTCTGTTCCTCTGCCACCTTCTCTACGAGGTAAGAAGAAATCTTCAAGCATTGATTTATGTTTTCTGTCGTCACGAACTTCACCGTTATCAGCATCGTATACAATCTTGTTACGATATTGAGACATCATATTTCTTACATATTCTTCTGCTTTACCTCTTGGAAGGTTACCTACATCGATATAAAAAATTCTACGTTCAGGTGCTCTAGATATACGATAGATAACTAACGCGTCTTCAAGCATTCTTAATTGATTTACAATCTTAACTGATTTGTGCAAGTGAGATAATACACGACTTCTACCGGCATCCATTATACCACTATTAGTATGAATGATAGCCTCAGGTGCTACTTTGATTCCACTAATAGAATCAGCACTTCCTGCAGAAGCATTTCCAACGGCCTCTTCACTATACACATAAAATTCTGTTTCTGTTTCAGTAACTGTGGCACCGGTAAGTTTATCAGATTTCTTTTTAATCTCACGAACCTTTCTCATATTGATAGGGTCTACATAACGCAAATCCTTAATGCCTTCTTTAGGATTGCTACTATCAACTACAATGTGAAAATAAATCTTACCATCAATATACCATTTTCTGAAATAGTCTGCGCCATATTCTGAAAACTTAAATTTATTATAGATATGGTCAAATTCATTTAGAATCTTTCTTTTTAATTCTGTTTCGTACTCTAATTCATCTACGTTGAGAGATACTAGAGAACCGACATCAGAAGCAACAATAGCTTCATTTACAATATCGTCAATTGCCGTATCGGCTTCTGGTTGTTCAGCTGCTGCACGATATTTAATAATCATATCTCGGTCAGTATGCTGAGTACCTGTTCCGTCTATATCATAATATTGTCCGAAATATCCTCCTGCCGCTACGGTTGTTACGCCGGTGTCATCGACGGGTGGCACAAAAGATTTTATACTATCTTCTTTTTCTATTTCGTTTTCGTTTTTATCAAAACGTCTTTTTATTTCAAATCCGAATAATTCCATATCTACTATTTATAACATTTAACAGTTTTATTTATATAAAAAAACTCCACCCATTTCTGAGTGGAGTTTAGATTAATACTTAACCTACTAAGTGGTTGTATTGGATTCCCAGTATTGATAAGAAATCTCTACGGTGTATTCTTCAATTGCATCGTTAGTATCGTAACTTAAATCGATTGATGAAACGGTTGTTGGAAAACCTCCACGAATTGTGTAAGTTTTTGTAACCTCACCATCTTTTCCAAGTTGCTCTACGGTCATGTCTGCTTGGTAATCACTTGGATTTGCTAATCCAGTGTTGTTAACGTGTTCGTTAATACCATTTAGCCAAGTCTCAAATGAATTTCTTACTTTCATTTCAGAATCGTTAATAACTGTAATAGTCCATGGTTCAAATGTTCTATCACCAGCAATCTTTAATTGACGACCGCGGAATGGAACTTCTACGGTTGCGACAGTTGAAGCAGGAAGTTGAGCACCTTTCACCATGAAAGATGTGAACTCAGAATCCCCACCGGCATAAGCTGGAAAATTAACTGTGCATTTGAACAGATTTGGTCTTGCTCCGCCTCCAGTTAATTTTGCTTTAAAATCGTCTACTCCTAAAATAGCCATAATTTTCTACCTCCTATATTAAGCACCAGCAATTTCATTAAATTCGACTCCAGTGCGGGTAGCAACGAAGTTAAGTGTAATGAAGTTGATTGAACGTGCGGGTTTAATGAATATATCAGCAACGAATCGATTAGTATCAATGACCTGTCCTGTGTTGTTTGTTTCATCACAAACGACTAAGAAATCAGTGACACCTCGACGGCCTTTAACGTCTCGTAAAAATGGTTCTACGAGATTACGGAATTGAGCGCGAGTGAATTCGTCGTTCAATTCGAATAAAGAGAATTTAGCAGCTGTTGATATCGCTTTTTCTAAAGTAATGAACAATCTACGAACATTAATTCTATCGAAAGCTGATGCTTTAGGCTGTGCTGTTTTATCTCCGAACAATATTGTACCTTGACCAGGGAATGTTACAAGAGGATTAACATTAGCTTTGTATAATGAATCTCTTGAACTTTGGTTAGGGTTGAATGCTAACTTGATGACTCCACGTAGGTTACCACGATTGAATCCTGCTGGAGAGAACCATGGGTCATTTGATGCGTCAGTTGCCGCACAAAGACCTGCGATGTGTCCTGCAGCTGGAATATACACATAGTTATCAGCATATTTATTATAAACATATACTGGTGTACTATCGACGACAGCATAACTCCCTATGGTATTTCCTAGAGCAGTTACAATCTTATCGGCGTATCCTGCACTTCCATCTGTGATTTTAGCAAGCTTGTTAGCTTCTGTGGTTTCTTTTTCTACTGCATTTCCAGATGCGTTACTTGGCTGAGAAATGAAAGCTACGCAATCTTTTCTAGTGAATGCAAGTGTTGCAACATCTGTATCCAAATCTTGTTTGAATACATCGCCTGAGTCATTGAACTGACCTGATTCTGCATAAAGTAGATTTACGTCTACTGTATCAACATCTGCGAAGAAATCTAAAGCAGTTTTATAAGCATCTTTATTAGGTGTACCATCTTGTCCTAACGTGAATGATTTTTGATATAAACCATTTTGGAATGTACCACCAGCAGCTATATCATCAGCTGATAGAATATCAGCAATATCATTAGTACCAGCTTCAACTTCAGCAACAGTTTTATCAGCATTAGTATATAGACCACCTTCTGCGGCGCCTAATTTATTAATGAAGATATATTGTGATGTGTTGTTGATAACATCGTAGTAGTATAATGAACTGCCATCATCTGTTTTAGCATCAGAACATAGTGATAACCCTTGGAATTTTTCTAGTACATTATTTTTTGTACCTGATAAAAGTCCATCTTCGTCAACGACAAGAACTTGAATTTCATCTTCAGTTCCACTTGTCGCATCAGATGTAACAGCAACACTTCCTGGTGCAGCATCAAAATTAGTTTCCATCAGATTAGCACCATGTTTACCAGAACCTATAGTGGCCGGTGAATCATTTGTTGTTGTACGTGAAGTGCTACCTCTTGCGATAAGAACCTTTAAGCTATTACCATAAGAACCTGGGCATCTTGCAGCAGCTACAACACCAGCATTTAAGCCATTAGCTTCGAAATCGTCCT